CCGGCCTTCAGTCTACCGTGGTGAAACGGCACGGACCACGCTTCCTTGATTCTCTCGCAGCACCACGCAGTTGCGTCTGTACGTAGTGCTCCAAGGTCTGCGACCGCTCTCTTCTTTCCATCAGCTAACAGCTCATTTGGCTTCAGCTTGTACTCGATAGGTTTGTCGTCGTCATGGTAATTGTGTCCGAGCGCCTCTATCCCCCGCGCAACCATTTGTCGGAACTTCCTCTTTGCGGACGGAGTGAAGAGCCATTCAGGGTACAGCTCCTCATATGGTCCACGCCGGATGTACTTCTCCAGATGGTGCGCGAATCGGTGAATTGGTACGCGAAACGCACTTGCGATCTTTTCTTGGTTTCGGGACAACCGTTCATCGTAGCCAGCCACATCGGGGTTCCGCAGAGCTATCATGCGTGATACAGACGCGCGATACTCGTCGGGACCAGAACCCGGATAATTTAGCGATGGCAATATGAAATGTGGCCCGAAAACCGTGCGGTATTCTTTTGTATAATCGAATGGGTGGGTTGTGAATGATGGGGTGTAATCTTCATGCATAAATTCAGGAAATCCGTGGGCCTGAATCTTCTGATGAAAACGGACCGCAAATAATGCGGGGTTCGGTGTACATGGGGTGAAGGTGAAACTCGGGGTTAATTTGATCGCTACCCCGGTGCTGGTCGAACCGGCCCAGCCCTCCTCGTTGAATCAGCGCCACGGGACACGCACACTAGCGGTCTGACCCAGGCGCAAGCGCGCGCTATTGCGCGCGCGTGCAACCTGGTTCTGGACGACTACCCAATTTATGGTGTTCGTCTCGACTGCCAAGTGTGGGCGATCCGCGTAGCCCTGTTCTTCGAACCACTTCACGCTGTCGTAATGCATCCGGGAGAGGACATGCTCGGTATACGCAGACGTTGGTAGGTACTCCTTCACCAAATAATCGGCCAATTCGGGGTAGATCTCCCCACGATACGTGCGATTGTACCCCAGTTTGATGTGCCACGCCGTCTCGTTATCTTCACGGAATTCTCCGAAGGGTTCCATATCGTCCCCTTCGATCTCCGGTATGTTGTACAAGAACGGTGAGCGCCAAAATCCCCGAAACCACTCAGTGAAGCCATAGCAACATGGCTCC